CCATCAACTGGTGTTTTTACCAATGTTTCAGCGACTACAGGGCAAATTACTTCTAGTCCTAAAGCTACGACCGACATCGCAAATAAGCTTAATGTATACACAAAAGCACAAGTTTTAAGCCCTAAAGCAGCGGTTAAATGTGCCACTTTAAGCAATATCACGCTATCAGGTTTACAGACTATTGATGGTTATACAACTCTTGCAGGCAATCGAGTATTAGTAAAGAATCAATCTACAAGTTCAGAAAACGGCATCTATAACGCTTCTGCAAGCGCATGGACTCGTGCAGTTGATATGGATGTATGGGCAGAAGTGCCAGGGGCTTACACAGTCGTTTTAAATGGCTCACAAGCCGATACTGGTTGGGTATGTACTGCATCAGATACAGGCACAATTGGCGTTACTGCAATGCCTTGGGTTCAATTCTCAGGCTCTGCTACTTACTTTGCTGGCACAGGGTTAACACTTAGTGCCAATACATTTAGCATCACAAACACAGGTGTAACAGCTACAACTTATGGTTCTGCAAGCGCAGTTCCTGTTATTGCGGTAAATGCTCAAGGTCAGATTACAAGTGCTACAACGACTTCTATTGGAATTAGCAATACTCAAGTTTCTGGTCTTGGCACGATGTCAACGCAAAACGCCAATAATGTATCAATTACAGGCGGTAGCATTACAGGAACGCCTATAAGCGGTTCAACAGTTGGTGGCACTACTATTACAGCATCAACTCAATTTAGTGGGCCTGGCACGGGATTAACAGGCACAGCAACAAGCTTAAGCATTGGTGGAAATGCTGCGACTGCAACATTCGCTACTAGTGCAGGTTCTGCATCTACTGCTACGACTGCAACTACGGCTACAAATCTAGCGGGTGGTGCTGCAAATAGTATTCCATATCAATCTGCTGCAAGCACAACAACATTTTTGGCAGCAGGCACAGGTGTATTACAAAGTAACAGCGGTCTATCATGGACTACTAGCCCAAGCTTATCAGGAACAAACTTTAGCTCTATTCCAAATAGCGCATTGACCAATTCAAGCATTACTATTGGTAGCACTAACATAGCATTAGGAGCAACTGCATCTACGCTTACAAGCGTGACAATGGCTACGCCTACGATTTCTAGCTATGAGACTTATACAGCGACTTCTGCGCCAAGTTATAACGCTGGTCGTTTATGGTATGACAGCACAGTAAATGCTTTAGCGTATTACAACGATGTTACAAATAACACCTTGCATATTGGCGAAGAAATCCAATTAAAGGTTTATAACAATACAGGCTCTACAATTAATATTGGTCAGCCTGTTTATGTAACCTCAACCAGTAGTGGATATACTTATCCAAACGTTGCCCTAGCTATTGCCAATAGTCTTACTACAGGTAATGTCATTGGTCTTGCTAATCAGAACATTCCTACAGGAACTGCTGGCTATGTAACAACTATTGGTTTAATTCAAGGTTTAAATACTGGAAGCTATACAGTAGGCGATACACTTTATTTATCTCCTTATTCTGCTGGTTTTTACCAAAATACTATTCCTCCAACAGGCTATGCAATAAAAATAGGTATTGTTTCCTATGTAAATTCGTCAACAGGCGCAATTTATGTTAATAAAAGCAATTTATCTATCCAAGCATCAAACATTATTGGTCAAGTTTCTTTATCCAATGGCGGTACAAATGCTAACTTAACTGCTGTTGCTGGTGGAGTTGTGTATTCAGGGGCATCTGCTTTAGCAATCAGCGCAGCAGGCACATCAGGACAAGTTTTAACCTCTGGTGGTACTGGCGCACCTACATGGTCAACCCCTACTGCTTATGCGACTGTAACCGATGACACCACTACAAATGGCACTCGTTATCCTTTGTTTGCTAACCAAACAAGCGGAAACCTATCAACAGAGTATACAAGCTCTACTAAGCTCCAATACAACCCTTCTACTGGAGTATTTACAGCACCAGTATTTAGCGGTTCAGGTGCAAGTTTAACTAGCTTAAACGGCTCAAATATTAGCTCTGGCACAGTTGGCACAGGTGTTGGCGGTACAGGATTAACTTCATTTACAAGTGGTGGTGCAGTTTATGCTACATCTGCTTCTGTTCTTACAACTGGTACTTTGCCAATTACTGCTGGCGGTACAGCATCAACTTCTTTGACAGGTATTCAGTATTGGAATGGCACAAGTGCTCCTACTGCAGCAACTTCTGCTCAAGTTGTTTCTTTAATTAACTCCACCGCAGTAACTAATGCTACAAATGCAACAAATGTAGCAATTACAGACGATACAACAACAAATAGTGATTACTATGTCACTTTTGTAAGTGCCTCGTCAGGCAATACAGGTATGAAAACAAGCTCAACCAAGTTAAAATATCATCCATCAACAGGCGCATTAACCGCCTCAACCATTTATATAGCACCATAGGAATAAATCATGGGTCAATTAGTCTTTCAAGCAACAGCAGGCGGCCAAGTAGCCTTAGTTGGCCCTAATCCTTCTACAAACTTCTCGCTTAATGTGCCAGCAGTTAACGGAAATCTTGTAACCACAGGCGATACAGGCACAGTTACAAACACTATGCTTGCATCTAGTGCTTATACAGCACCTGGCACTATTGGTTCAGGGACACCTAATACAGGCGCATTTACAAGCCTATCAGCAACTTCTGTTACAGATTCAGGACTAACTGCTGGTCGAGTTAACTATAACGGCACAGGCGGTCTTTTAGTAGATTCAGCCAATATGACCTTTAACGGCACTAATTTAGTTCTTTCTAATGCTTTAGGAGTTGGTGTAACACCTTCAGCATGGGGTGTAAAAGCGATTCAAACAACAGGAGGTATTTCAGCTTTTGTAGGTGATACTCGACAATATTTTGGATGTAATTTTTATATTGATAGTGGTATTGCTATTAAATATATAACATCTAATTACGCATTAAATTATGCACAAGATGCTACTGGTGGAACTCATGTTTGGTCTACGGCAACTTCAGGAACAGCAGGAAATACAGCAACTTTAAATGAATATATGCGTATTAATGCTAGTGGTTATTTGTTGGTTGGTACTACTACTGCACCATCTGTAGCAAATATGGCAACAGGTTATAGCACAACAAGTTATTGGCAATATGGTGCAAGCACAACTGGTTCAGGAAATTTTTGGGTATTAAATAGTTCAAATACTGGTGTTGCACTTGTAAATGGAAATACTGCTTGGCAAGCCCAATCTGATGCAAGACTTAAAAATGTAATTGGGAAGTATGAAACACCGCTTGCTGATATTGCACAAATTGAAGCTGTAAAATTTACTTGGAAAACAGACCTAACTAATAAACCTCAAGTAGGTGTATTAGCCCAATCAGTTAAATCTGTAGTGCCTGAATCAGTAGAAACAGCTAAATTACCTAGCACATCGGATGAAACAGAATATTTAAGTGTGAAATACACAGAACTTATTCCTTTGATGATTGCATCTATCCAAGAATTGTCCTCAAAAGTAACCGCATTAGAAGCACAACTAGGAGTTAAATAATGTTTACATGGAATATAGTACAGATGGACAGATTAACTGCTGATGGTTTTGTAGTTACTGTACATTACACAGTAAATGCAGTAGATGGTGAATACAATGCTTCTACATACGGCACAGTAGGATACACACAAGAAGATAAGTCTTATATCCCTTATGCTAGTTTGACCGAAGCTGAAGTCATTGGTTGGGTACAAACTTCATTAGGTAAGGACACAGTAGAAGCTAGTCTTACTGCACAAATTGAAGCACAAAAGAATCCAGTACAAGTAACTGGTTTACCTTGGGTTGCATAATGTTTACTTGGAAAATCCTAGAAGTTTCTGCTAAAGATGGAGTGATTACTCATGCTCTTTATCATGTCACGGCTACACAAGACGATAAATCAGTAGAAACTGAGGGTAATTGGTATTTTGATTGCCCAGTAGCAAACATTCCATTTGACCAAGTTACAGAAGAAATGGTATCTAGTTGGATTGAGGGCGAGGCAGTAAAAGATGGTCAATGCCATATTACCGCTAGATTACAAGAACAACTAGAAGCATTAGAAGATAAAGTTATCCCACCTTGGCAACCCCAAGTATTCAAAGTAGGAATATAAAATGACAGCCCCAATTGACATTATTTCAAGAGCATTAAAAGATATTGGCGCATTAGAAGCAGGTGAAACTCCTACTCCTGATGCTGCTCAAGATGCTTTTGATATGCTTAATGATCTCGTTGACCAATGGTCAAACGAAGAAATGATGGTCTATTACAAGAATGAGATTGTGTTTCCTATTGTGCCAGGACAAACTCAATACACTATTGGGCCAGGTGGTCAAATTGGCGCAATCGTAACAGGATCAATTTCAGGCAATATTCTAACAATTACAGGCATTAGCTCTGGAGCAGTCAACGTAGGTCAAACTTTAAGTGGCACAGGCATTACAACAGGAACTAAGATTGTTGCAATGCTTACAGGCGCAGGAAATAACGTAAACGAAGCTGGTACATATCAAGTCAATATTAATCAAAATGTATCTTCTACAACAATTAATCTTTACTATCAACGCCCATTAAGCATTGATTCAGCGTTTGTTCGTATTAATACAAACTCTAATGGCGTTCCTATTGTCAATGGTGGTTTGGACTATCCTATCGCTGTTTTAGCAGTAGAAGAATATCAAATGATTGGTTTAAAGACTTTAAATGGCCCTTGGCCAAAAGCTCTTTACTATCAACCTAGCGAATCATTAGGAAATATTTATGTATGGCCTAATCCTTCACAAGGTGAAATGCACATCTTTACAGACAATTTGTTTCAAAGCTATACAACTTTAAACGACCCTATTATTCTGCCACAAGGCTACACAATGGCTCTTAGATGGTGTCTTGCAGAGCGTTTAATGCCTATGTATGGAAAAGCATCACAAACACAAATAGCGATGATTCAGCAATATGCAGCACAAGGTAAAGCAACTGTTAAACGCATTAATATGAAGCCTGTTCAATCTGCTAGATTTGCTGATGCTATGTTGGCTAGTAGGCAAAAGGACGCAGGCTGGATCTTGAGCGGCGGCTTCTTTAGATAAGGTTAAAAATGGCAGACTTTGGCTTTGTTGGCCCGTCATACGAAGCACCCTCGATTTATCAGGATGCCCAAGAGTGTATTAACTTTAGGGCTGAAGTTGATCCATTAAAACTGCCTGGTCAGCGTGGCATCGTTGCGCTTTATCCTACGCCTGGTTTAACTACGCAAGTTGTTTTGCCAAATACGCAAGAAGTGCGTGGCATGAGAACTGTAAGCGGTGGGCAGCAAATGGTTGCAGTTTGTGGGCCTTATGTTTATGTTTTAACCTCAAATCTGACTCCTACTATTATTGGTCAACTAAATACCAGCGAAGGTCACGTAGGAATTACAGATAATGGCGTAAACGTCTACATTGTTGATGGTGCATATCGCTACACATGGCGTATCAATAATCCTACTGCCGCTACTATTCAAGCTTCAATATCAGGCACAACATTAACAGTAAGCCGTACTTATTCAGGAACATTAGCAATTGGTCAAGCTTTATATGGTATTGGCTTATCAAATGAAACTGTTATTTTGTCAGGTTCAGGCAATACTTGGACATTAAATAAAAGCCAAACTGTTGCTTCTACGCAAATGTATGCTTCTAATACTATTGCCTTTCAAGGGGCAGTTGCAGATGTTGTTGTAAGTGGCGTAACTTATCATAATTTGACTGTTAGCCCATCAGTAACTTTGTATTTAGGTCAAACAATCGTAGGCTCAGGTATTTCCGACCAAACAATCATTACTCAGATTGTGACAGCAGGCTCAAGTTACTATATCAACAAAGCTTACACAATTAGCTCTGAGCAGATGTATGCTTTAAACTTTACTGTAATACCTAATACAGATGGCGCATTTAGCGGAGCAGATGTAGTAGATATTGTTGATAATTACTTTGTTTATAACGATCCTAACACACAAATCTTTGCTGCTTCTGATGCTTTAAGCCCTATTACCCAACCTTTAAGCTTTGCTTCTAAAGATGGCGCACCTGACAATCTTGTATCTTTAATCGTAGATCACAGAGAAGTCTACTTATTAGGCGAAAATTCAAGCGAAGTATGGACAGATGTAGGAGCTTTTCCGTTTCCATTTCAGCGTATTCCTGGCACATCGACCCAACATGGTATTGTGGCTAAATTCTCAGTAGCTCGTGTAGGAAATTCGTTTGCTTATGTAAGCCGCAATATTCGTGGTCAAGCCCAAATTATGATGATGAACGGGTATACACCTACTCGTATATCTACTCATGCCGTAGAAAACACACTTGTTAATCAATATGTCGGTGATGCAATAGCTTGGACTTATCAATTAGAAGGTCATGAAGTCTATGTTGTTTCGTTTCCTACCCTAGATTTAACTTGGGCATATGACAATACTACCCAGATGTGGCATAAATGGCTTTATGTAGACAATGACAATGTATTTCATCGTCATCGTGGTAATTGCTTGGCTTTGTTTCAAGGCATGGTTTTAGTGGGCGATTGGGAAAATGGCAAGATTTACGAGTTAGACCCTAATAACTATACAGATGATGGTAATACTATTCGCAGAATTCGTAGATGCCCTCATTTAGTAGAAGACCTACAACGTCAATATTTTGATGAATTGCAGATTCAATTCCAGCCTGGCGTTGGTATTGGTGGCACATTTACTGACACAAACACCTATATTGGCAATCCTTACATTATTGCCCCTAATCAGACTACTTCTATACCGCCTTTAAGTATCTTTGTAATTGGCAACAATTTAAGCGTTACTAATACAACTCCATTTACTAATCCTAAAGCTATGTTGCGCTGGTCAAGTGATGGCGGCTCAACATGGAGTCATGAATATTGGATTCCAATTGGCCAGCAAGGTAAATACAAAAATCGTGCAATTTGGCGCAGATTGGGTACAGCCCGTGACAGAATCTACGAAGTTGTAATTACAGACCCTGTAAAAGCGGTGATTGTGTCTGCCAATCTTAAAGCAAGCGTAGGGGAGAACTAATGGCTAATGGATTATGGTCAACATCGCAAAATAACCCATATCCTCAATCTGAGTTTTTAGATGGGCAAACTAAACGCCCTACTAGGGCTTGGCAACAGTTTTTTTTGAATTTATTGAACTTTACTTCTGCGACTTCTGCAACTGCAGGATCGGCTACTTTGCCAGCAAATCCTGTAGGTTTCATGAATGTCACTATAAATGGTAAAAAATACAAAGTTCCCTATTATAATGTGTAGAAATGATTTTAAAACGAATAATGCCAGACGAAACAGCCCAAAAATGGGCAGAAGTCTCATTATTTATTGAAGATGCGCTTTTATTTGCAGATGGTGATTATACGTTAGATCAAGTGCGGTTAGCAGTAGTTAGTAATCAATGGTTATTAATCGGTATTTATGAAGGTGATTTTATTAAAGGTGCTTTAACTGTGTCGTTTATGAATATGCCTAATGACAGAATAGGCTTTGTAACGACAATTGGCGGCAAAAACATCTTTACTAAAGACACTTACAAGCAATTGGTAGAAATTTTAAAGCAATTTGGAGCAACTAAAATACAAGGTGGAGTTCGAGAATCAGTCGCTAGATTGTGGCGAAAAGTAGGATTCAAAGAGCGTTACATTCTTGTGGAGAACACTATATGAGTATGTTTAAAAGCAAACATAGCGGTTGGACTTGGGATTTAAAGCGCACCCCTTTTGGTGGCGGTGGCGGTATTGTAAGTGCAATTACAGACCCAATTTCTAGTGTTCTTGGCACAGATGGTAGCGGTGGCGGTCTTTTGGGGGCTGCTGCTTCATTAGATTCTGCTGTAAATAACGGCATTCCTGGCGGTTGGGCTACTATTGGTGGCGCAGCGCTTTTAGCAGCAGGAATTACCGATCCCACTCTTTTGGCAGCAGCCGATTCAGGAACATTGTCTGATTCTGCTATTACTGCAGCAGGATTAGACCCTTCTGCAATTGCCACCCAAGTTGCAAGCGATCCATCAGCGTTAGCCCTTGGAACAGCGCCATCAACGGACGCTGCTGTCGCAGGAGCAGCGACTGATACAGGTGTAGCTGGTGGCACAGGACTAACAGGCGGTGCAGGCGCAACAGG